TTTTTTAGAAAAAGCAGTATCATAGCTTTGTATCACATAGCTATAGGCTGGTACATCTTCGTCCTCCCAACGATTCCACCACTCTCGTTTTACAATAGACCCCTCTTCCGCTGTGGGATTTTGCATCCACTGACTGTTCCACTTGGATATGGGTAAAGACGCTTTTACACCTAACAATTCATCTTTTTTCCAAAACTCTGGCCACAAAGGTTTTTCACTATTTGGCATAATGGCAGGGAACTCAACCACCTCCCACTGATCTGCATTTTCATCGCCTTGTTTGTTTAACACTTTACCAACAAGATCTTTGGTGCTCCATCTAGTCATTACTATCACTATAATCCCACCAGGCTGTAAACGTTGTCTAGGTCCAGACGTGTACCACTCATAAGCAGATTCTAAGGCTTTCGGTGACAAAGCATCCTGTTCTGAGTGTGGATCATCAATAATAAGTAAATCTGCACCACGACCTGTAATAGCACCACCTACACCAGCTGCAAAGAACTCACCTTCCTGGTTGCTTGTCCAACGGCCAGCTGATT